CATGGGAACCGGCTATCCATGCATCGCGCCTATTCCCTGCTCGACATCAAGTCGGTTGATGACGATGCGCGTGTGCTGGAAGGCATCGCCAGCACGCCGGAACCCGATCGCGTCGGGGACATTCTCGAGCCCAAAGGCGCGCAATTTCGGCTACCACTGCCACTGCTCTGGCAGCATCGGCACGACCAACCCATTGGTCAGGTCCTGAGTGCTCAGGTCACGGATGCCGGGATTCGCATCAAGGCGCAAATTGCCAAAGATGTCCTGCCGCGAATCGATGAGGCGTGGGCGCTGATTCGGAGTGGCTTGGTCCGTGGATTATCCGTCGGCTTTCGTGCGGTAGAGCCGCCCGAACCCATTGATGGCACCTATGGGGTTCGCTTCAAAGCGTGGGAATGGTTGGAACTGTCGGCCGTGACCGTGCCGGCGAATAGCCAGGCGTCGATTTCGCTCATTCGTTCCTTGGATACGCCCGCTGCTGCGGGCTTGGCTGCTTTAACGCCCGCTGTGGTGGGCTTACCTGTCGTGCGGCTGCATAAGGGCAGTCCAGACATGGCCAAAACGTACACCGAACAGATCAAAGACTTCGAGAACAAGCGCGCGGCAAACGTCGCACGCATGGACGAGATCCAGAGGAAGGCGCTGGAGGAAGGGCGCACGAAGGACGACGCCGAGAAAGAGGAATTCCAGCGCCTGGATGACGAGTGCAAGAGCGTCGACGCCGAGCTCGTTGACCTTCGGCTGATGGAAGATCGCATGAAGGCGGCGGCACAGGCGGTCGTGGCGGCGAACCCGCTGCAGGCGGCCCAGATGCGGCAGTCGCATGTGATCTCCGTGGCTGAACCCAAGCGCGAGCCGGGGGTGGGCTTGGCGCGGGCCGCCATTGCCCAGATCATTCAGCTCAAGACGGGCTATCCGGCGCTCGAGCTGGCGAAGCAGCGCTGGCCGGCTGATACCGCGGTGCATGCGCTGCTGCAGCACAAGGCGGCGGTGGCCGCGGGCACCACGACGCATGCGCTCTGGGCAGGTCCGCTGGTGGACCCGACGAACCTGACCAGTGAATTCCTGGAATTCCTGCGACCCCAGACCATCATCGGCAAGTTCGGCCGGAATGGCGTGCCGGCGTTGCGGTCGGTGCCGTTCAATATCCGGGTGACCGGACGGTCGACGGGTGGGACCGGCTACTGGGTCGGTCAGGGCGCGGCCAAGCCCCTGACGGCTTGGGAATTCAACGCGCAGACGCTGGCCTTTACCAAGGTCGCCGCGATTGCCGTGATCACCCAGGAGTTGGCTCGGTTCTCGGCGCCGTCTGCCGAGATGCTGGTCCGGGATGGCCTGCGGGATGTGTGCGTCGAACGCATCGATATCGATTTCGTCGATCCTGGCAATGCGGGTGTGGCGAACGTGCAGCCGGCGAGCATCACGAACGGCGTGACAGCCCTCAGCTCGGCCGGAACCACGGCAGACAATGTCCGGACGGACATCATCAGCTTGGTCGCCGCGTTCATCACGGCCAATGTGGACCCGTCAGGCCTGGTGATCATCATGCCGAACACCTTGGCACTGGCGTTGTCGATTCTGGTCAACAGCCTTGGTCAGCCGGAATTTCCGGGGATGACCATGAATGGTGGCGTGCTGTCAGGAATTCCCGTCATCACGTCCCAGCATGCGGCGAATGCGAGCGGGGCTGGCAATCTCGTCATTGCCGTCAATACCCGTGACGTGTTCCTGGCGGATGACAACGAAGTGACCATCGACGCCAGCACCGAGGCCTCGCTGGAGATGGACAATGCGCCGACCCAATCATCGGCGACGCCCACAGAAACCACCGTGGTCTCGATGTTCCAGACGAACAGCATTGCGCTGCGCGCGGAACGGTTCATCAACTGGGCCAAGATGCGGACCTCGGCTGTCGTCTACATGGACGATGTCAACTGGGGTTCGGTCGGCAGCCCGTAGCTCGAAGGGATGGGACGGGCCCTTCTATGGGTCCGTCCCATTATTCCTGTATGCCTGATGTCGAAGTCTTAGTAATTGCACCACTGACACATGAAGGCCTGCGCTATCAGCCAGGTCAAATCATTGACCTCGACCCAGTGGAGGCCTTGGCCTACAGTCGTCGAGGACTGGTGTCCCTGACCCGTCAAACGAGGGTGCCACAGACCTATCAGACGCGCCACTTAGTCGCGGAAGAACCAGCAGCTCCACCTCGGCGCCGACGTGGCCGTCCTCGCAAGCATCCGCCGACATCATGAGCCGTCGCGCCGCGTTCCGGGCGTTGGTGCGTAGTGCGGCCGCTCTCGTGATGGGCGAGAAAGCCTTTCCGCCGAGCCTGTCAGGCGTGCCTGGCAGCGGGGGCTGGTGGCCGATTATCCGCGAGAGTTTTGCCGGGGCCTTTCAGAGCAACATCACCGTCGAGATCTCCAATGTCCTGACCTTTGCGGCGCTCTACCGCTGCATCGTGCTGATCTCGTCCGATATCGGCAAACTCCGGATCAAGTTGATGCAGGAGGACTCACCGGATATTTGGTCGGAGGTGCAAACCTCGCCCTTCCTGCCCGTGCTCCGGAAGCCGAATCACTACCAGACGCGCATTCAGTTTCTCCAGCAATGGATGACGTCGAAGCTGATTCACGGCAACACCTACGTGTTGAAGCAGCGGGAATCCTCACGAGGGTTGGTGAATCGGCTATATGTGCTCGACCCGATGCTGGTGCGGCCGATGGTGTCCTCGGATGGCGCGGTCTGGTATCAGCTGAAGGCCGACAATCTGATCGGATTGGATGAGCAACCACTTGTCCCGGCGTCCGAGATCATCCACGATGTTGAGAACCCGTTGTATCACCCGCTGGTGGGGATTTCCCCGATTACGGCGTGCGGGGTGGCGGCGGTGCAGGGCCTGAGAATTCAGGAAAATCAGACCATGTTTTTCGCGCAGGGTTCCATCCCGAGCGGGGTGCTCTCGGCGCCTGGCGTCATCAAACAGGAAACGGCCGATCGGCTCAAGGCCTATTGGGAAGCGAACTTCAGCGGGGAAAATGTTGGGAAGGTGGCCGTGCTGGGTGATGGGTTGGCCTATCAGCAGATGCGAATGAGTGCCACGGATTCTCAGCTCATCGAACAATTGGGGATGACTGGCGAGATTGTCTGCACAGCCATGGGTGTGCCGCGTCACATGATCGGCATCGGTCCTGAACCGAACTACAACAATATTCAGGCACTGACGGTGCAGTACTACACGCAGCGGCTGCAAAATCTGATTGAGTCGATTGAGGAACTGCTGGATCGCGGGTTGGAATTGCCGACCGCTCCGCGGCGGCTGGGGGTCGAGCTCGACCTCGATGATCTGCTCCGGATGGATACGGCGACGTCGGCGGCCGCCGCGAAGGATGCGATTGGATCAGGAGCCGTGGCGCCGAATGAAGCGCGATCCCGGTTCTATGGGTTACCGCCTGTGACCGGTGGTGATCAGCCCTATCTGCAGCAGCAGAATTACTCGCTGGAAGCCCTAGCGAAACGCGATGCGCGTGCTGATCCCTTTGCGAAAACATCGTCTGGAAACGGGTCGCCAGCATCAGAACCAGCTCTGGCGGCAGCCAGTATGCCAGGCCAGCGGCTCTTGATTCGGGCACGGGCGAAAGCGATGGCGGATACCTATGACCGACGCGCTAGTTGACGCAGTCTTCGAGGCGATCACGACCGTCACGGCTCCGCTCGTCAAACGGATTGACGAACTCGAGCAGGCTTTATCAGCGCTCAAAGCCTTGCCTCCAGTGCCTGGTCCGGTTGGACCTGCTGGACCGATGGGTCCGATGGGACCAGCTGGATCAGATGGGCAATCGGGACTCATGGGACCGATGGGGCCTGCTGGTGAAAAAGGTGAGAGAGGCGAACGTGGTGAGAAAGGGATGGATGGGCAATCGGGACTCATGGGACCGATGGGGCCGGCTGGTGAAAAAGGGGCCGACGGTCTGGCCGGACGAGATGGCCGTGACGGCTTACCGGGACCGCAAGGCGACAAAGGCCTGGATGGTCAGCATGGGAAGGACGGCAAGGATGGCCAAGACGGGCTGGGATTCGATGATCTCGAAGAGACGATCGATCCTGACACGCGCACGATAATCCGGCGGCATCGGTCCGGCGATCGCGTCAAGGAATTTCGCCACAAGTGCCATTTCTGGGTGATTGACCGCGGGGTATTCGCTGAGGGCCGCACCTATGAAGCTGGCGATGCGGTGACCTGGGGTGGCAATTTGTATATTGCCCAGGAGACGACGTCGGACAAGCCATCCGAGATGAGCGGGCAAACGAAATCCTGGAGGCTCGCGGTGCGACGGGGCCGGGATGGAAAGCAAGGTCCACAGGGGCCACCCGGACAAGACGGCAAAGATGGGAAGGATGGGCAAGACAAGGAGTGGCGGTAAATGGCGTCGCTCATCACCTATGAACAGGCGCAAACGCATCTCCGGATGACGGATGAGGAATATCAGGAGGATATTCTCCTCAAGATGGACCTCGCGACCGGCATCGTCTTGGACTATCTCCAGGATTACCGGGAGCGTGTGGCGCCGGTCTGGACGGTGGCCACGAACCCGGAAGAGGATTTCGTGTTTGCGTGCGTCCAAGCGGCGATTCTCGAGGTGCTGGGCCATCTAATGGGCTTTCGCGGTGATAGTGAGAAGACGGTTGATGGGCCGATGACGGCCAATGCACAGCGCATTTTGCGGGGCCTGAAAGATCCGGTGGTGTCATGACCATCGCCCCACGGTTGTTTCCTGGTGCAACCATCGCCTGTTTGGCGACAGGGCCGAGCCTAACACAAGCGGATTGTGATTGGCTGCGAGACCACGCGATTCCGGCGGTTGCGGTGAATGATGCGTATCGATTGGCGCCATGGGCGCAGGTGCTCTATTCCAGCGACCGTCAATGGTGGCCGTTCTATAAAGGCGTGCCAGCGTTTCAGGGATTGAAGTTTGGCATTGGCAGCGGGATGGGCAAAGACAACGGCTTCCGCCACTATCCGGAGATTCAGTGTTTGCGCAATACCGGCTATGACGGGCTCGAGCTGAATCCGGCTGGCTTGAAGAATGGCCGGAACAGCGGATATGCCGCGGTGAATCTTGCCGTGCATCTCGGGGCCGCTCGGATTCTGCTGCTCGGCTATAACTTGTGCCGGTTGCCTGGGAAGACACATTTCTTCGGCGATCATCCGAGTGCCTTGAGCCAGAATCCGTCGCTCTATCCGAGTTTTGCGCGCACGTTTGCGACGCTGGTCAAGCCCTTACGTGAGATTGGCGTGGAGATTGTCAACTGCACGCCGGAGACGGCCTTAACCTGTTTTCCGCGTCTGCCACTCGAGCAAGCGCTCTGTGGCACATGTAGGTCAGTCGCATGAATACCACCACGAATGTATGGGATGGACGTGAGCCGTCTATAGCTGACGCCGTGTCTCACGGTGAACTGCAGGCGGAATTAAACTTGTTACGATCTGCCGTCAGGCTCTTGGCCAATATCGTGTTCAGGTCGATCGAAGATCCTGAAGATTTGATTGGTTGTGACATTTACACAAAAGGCGATGTCCAGCGA